CGTTTCCTACCGCTGTCGCTATGATAAATAGCACTAGTGGGGTAACGGGTATTGATGAAATTTTTATGTGGTTTCTGGCAAATGCGGTTGGTCATTCAGCACTTACTAATTTTGGCGTTACAGAAGATGCGATACAATTTTATTTAGTGGGTACGGAGCAGCTCACGACGACGTTGGATAAGTTAAACGGTTACTCTTTATTTGGGGCGACAAAGATCATAAAGATGAGCAAGAAAGCAAAGAAGAGGAATCCGAAGAAAAAGACGATAAAGTCGAAAAATCTTTAGATGCTCTTGCAGACGTCATTAAAGGGTTCGATATTAACGGACTTAGAGATGACATCAGCTATGTAGGCGAAACCCTTGATAAATTTGAATCACGTCTAAAAGCTTTAGAAGAACCAACCGACTTACCGTTGAAACCAAAAGTTTCAGCAGAAGACGATATTGGTGCTAAAGTCAAGACCCCTGATGAATATCAAAGTAATTCCCAACAAGCAGGTATTAAGGAAGCAGATCCAGAAAATTCAACTGGTGATGACAAATCCAATCTATCTATGCAAGAAAAATCAGTTTCTCAACAAAACTATGCTTTTACAACCGAAACACCAAGACCAAACGCATCATTAGATACCATTGAGAAATCATCTGGTATTGAACTCAACCCTGTGTTGAAGGCTTCTAGAGAAGTTGGTGCAGAAGGACTTAGTTCAATCGGTAAGCGTATTCTTAGTGGTGAGTTCGGACAACCAGGTGAAGGCGAGGTTCCACAATGGTAAAAATAAATACTATTGACGAACTAGAAGCACTTTACTATGGACACAACCGCAACTCATTGAGAAAGGCAGATTCTCCAATCACAACTTCAACCACAGGAACTTTTAACGCCATATTTGGTGCATATGCTTGGGCTCAGCTCAACATGGAAGCCAATGCTTTTGGTGTTTTACCAAAGTACCCGTGGGACAAGAGTGGATGGAGGGTTATAACCGCTAAAGCCGATAGTATTACTCACGGTGCATGTGCTAATACATGTGTTACTACATTGGGTGGTACAATCGAAGGTGGTTTAATTGCCAATACCTTAAAACCAACACTAGCAGAAATCGATGTCAAACCAAAAACAGCTCAACTACCATTCAGTGCCTCAGAGGTAATGGAGTGGTTAGCTACTCACAGTAAAGACGACATCTGGGGTGGTCTAGGTTCACTTAGATTATTCATGGCAGTTCAACATAAAGAATTGTTAAACAGAATGTTAATGTCCGATGTGGAAGCAGTTGCAGCTTGTGCAGGTGCATGTAATGATAACACTGGTACTCTCAACTGGGAGACACTAGATCGTATCATTTCATCCGATGCAGAAGAGGACGCACTAGGCGGATGTTCAGACGGTTATTATGACCCTTGGGCAACAGCAAGTGCAAGTCCAATTGATAGAGACGCAGGTACTACCTATGACTCTACCGTGTCTTCTCCATCAGGAACAATCGGCACTAATGGTATTATGACTGATGATGTTCTTAGAACATTCCTCAGAGACGTTAGAAAGAAAGCTGGTAAAGATCCAAATGTATTCCTCGGTTCACACGAAGTTTATTCCGAAATCCAAGGCTTGTATATGCCTTCTGTCCGTATTGCAAATCCATACGGTGAAGCATTAGTCCAAGTTGACGTTAACGGAATTCAAACATTCAAAGGAACTGGTGTAGGTATACATGTAGACTCTATTTACGGAGTTCCATTCATTCCAACCAAAGACGCCCCAAGCAATGCTTGTGACGCATCAGAAGTTGGTAGACTATTTGCATTAGATACATCTGATGCAGAAGGGTATGGTTATCCAAGAATGGGTATTATGGTATCAATTCCAACAGAATACTATGAAGCAACACGCAGAAGTCCTGGTTATCCATTCATCAACAATGCATTCGTTGAGAAAGGTGTATTCAGAACTATGGGTGAAGTTGTTTGTAGAAGTTTCATCGCTCAAGGTAAGATTAGAGATATTAAACTTTAATCGAACCACATACGAACCCAATTACCTTAAAACAGTGGGTGTTTTAGGTGACTTTTTTTATACCAATCCTTATATATCATCTTGACC